TTGGGTGTTCCGTCACGTGTTGCAAAGTTTGCTGTATAACAGCAATTTTCATGCCAGCTGCGTCAGGTGTAGCGCACGAACCAGAAGTCGAACCACAGCGGCGCATACCATTTGCCGTCGCGCTTGATCGGGCGCACCCGCTGGCCGGCATGGAAGGTAACGATGCCGCACGTCTTGCAGTCGAAGTAAGGCAGCACAAAGTCGAGCAGCTGGCCGGCATCCGCGGTGCCCGCGCCTTCCTTGACCACTGCGTACAGGCACAGCTGGCCGACCTGCTTGACCATCGGATGCACGCCCAAGTCCATCTGGCCGCCGCCAGGCAGATAGTCGATCTCGACCTGCAGGTAGGGATTGTCCTGCGTCGCCTCGTCAACCACCTGGCGATTGTCCGACTCGACCACCAGCGGATAGTCGGAAAAATCCGCCTGGATCTGGTTGATCACGTTCATGATGTCGAGGCGGGCCTGCTCGCTCATGCCATCTCCTTCGCGCGGGCGCGCAGATACGATTCGATGCGGACGCCGCCCGGGATCAGGTTCTCCGGCCGCAGGTTGACGGCACCGTCCGGCCCGATCATGCGGGTGCCGTCGGTGTGCAGCTCGGTGGCGTTGACGAAGTGCACGCGCGACTTGAGCGTCACGCCCTTGAGCTGGCCAAGGCCGCGGAAGGTGGAGATGTTGACCGCCTCCGGGTCGCCGGCCTTGTGCGCCACCACGCGGTAGTGGCCGCCCTTCTCGTGCACCAGGTCGCTGTACTTGCCCGGCAGCGGGCGGTAGACCGGCATGTTGCCGTCGACCACGATGTTCCAGTTGGCGGCGAAGTCGCCCGAGAACTGCGGCGACACCTTGACCGCCAGGCCGAACAGGTACAACAGCTTCTGGCGGAAGCGCCCGTCGGCGGTCTTGTGGATCTGGTCCTTGCGGGCCTTGATCTTGTCCAGGCTGACCTTCAGCTGGTTGGCGTTGATGCTGATCATACCTGTCGCGCGTGCAGCATCCACGCGTCCTGTTCGCTGACCACGGCCAGGGTGCGCCACTTCGCGCCCTGCAGCGTGAACTCGATGCCGACGGCCGGCATCAGCGCGCTCTTGGCGACGAACACGGCGCGGTCGCCGGCCTGCGCGTTGCCCTCGGCCTGGGTGCGGAACGCGTAGTATTTCTGCAGGTCGGTCTGGACCACCTGGGCCGAGGTGGTGGTGGTGCCGCGGCGGTCGGTGACCAGGTCGAGCACGGCGCTGGTGAACACCGCGCTCTGCAGCGCGTCGGCATCGAACTGGTCGGCCTCGGCGATCACCAGCTCCTCGACCGTCGTATAGGCGTTGCGCACCCGGAACAGGGTGCCGCCCTGGCGCAGGAAGGTCCCCTTCGCCACCGGCTCGGACGGCGGGCAGAAGATGTTCCACATCACGTCCCAGTCGCTGCCGGTGCGCGCGTCCTGGTTGTCGCGGAAGTATTCCTTGTGCGCGTGGAAGTCGGTGCCGGCCTGGCCAAGGCAGGCCTGGGCCGGGGTCAGCGCGGTCATCAGCCCGGTCGACTTCTTCAGGCCGAAGCTGCGCCGGATCGGCACGCCGTCGAAACTGTCCAGGTTGCTGTTGCTGACCAGCCACACCTCGCCGTACAGGTCGACCACGCCGCGCGCCGGTGCCGCCGCCTCGGGCGCGGCCGCCAGCGTGCGCCGGCGCGCCGTCGCGCCGGACGAGGTGTGGTCGTCGTGCGCGCTGGTGTGGCCGTAGAACAGCAGCGCGCCGCTGTAGGCGTCGCGCACCGGGTCGTCGTCGAAGAAGCTGGACGCTTCGGCCAGGTCCATGTCAGGCTCCGGTGACCGGGTCGGTGCCGCGGGTCGCGGCCAGCGCCGCCAGCTGCTCGGCCGGCAGCGGCGGCGTCGCGTCCGGATTGATCCCCGCGTAGGCACCGCGCAGGCGCACCTTCAGGATGTACAGCACCGACGGCACGTCCTTCCTCAGCTGGGCGTACGGGTCGGCCACGCGCTGCAGCGCGTTCTTGCCGTCGGTGACCTGCTGCTTGGCGAACATCGGCAGCGCGCCCAGGCACTGGGTGGCGATGTGGTGGGAGGCGTAGGCCTGCACCAGGTCGACGAAGCGCTGCTGGTCGTCAGTCCTCGAGTCCAGTGCGGCTGCGCTCGCGTAGTCGGCCAGCAGCTGGGTGTGCAGGTCGCGCAGGGCCTCGGTCAGCCGGGTCGAGTACAGCGGCAGCAGCAGCACGTCGTCGCGCAGCTCCTTCTCGGACACGCCGAGGACGGCGCGCACTTCGGCGGTCGAGGTAATGTCAGTGAAGGCCATGGTGGGCTCCTTTCAGGAGACATTATGGCACGGAAATTGCTTAAAGAAAAAGCCCGCGGATCACGCGGGCTTTGTGCTGGCGCAGGCCGGGTTACTTCGGCTCGGCCTTGGGCTTCGGCTCGGCCTTCGGCTCCGGCTCTTCCTTGAAGATGATCTCGCCCTTGGTCGGGTCCTCGATCAGGCGCAGCAGCGGCTGCTGCTTCAGATAGTCCGAGCGCACCACCTTGGTCGGCACGCCCGGCTCGATGATGACCAGGTCCGAGCCCGGGTTGTCCACGTGGCGCTGGTAGTCGGGCAGGCGGGTTTCGCCAGTGTTCAGGACCCATTCGCCCTGCTTGTCGATCAGTTTGAAGTCGGACATTTGTTCTCCAGGTAGTGGGCGGCCGGCGGACCCAAGTCCGCCGGCCGGTGGCGTTACGAGATCACCAGCACGTCGAAGGCCGACAGGTCGGTATCCCCAAACAGCCTGAGAGCTTCCTCCGACCAAGTCCAGACCATCCTGGACGAGCGGCGCAGCACGAACTCCTCGGTCGCCTTGTAGTCGGCCGCGGTGTTGGTGACCAGCTTGATCGCCTGCGACTGGTCCAGCGCCCACACGGTGTTGGCCGGGACCGGGCCGCCGTTGGCGGCGTCGTCGGTGATCAGCCACTTGACGTCGTTGCCGAAGCCGATCGAGTTCTTCGCGGCCACCAGCTGCGGGTCGATGCGCGCCAGGGTCGGGTCGTAGTTGTTCGAGCCCGGACGGCCGGTGCGGCCCTCGATCTTCAGGTAGGTGTCGATGTCGCACATCGCGTGGGTGATCACGCGGCGGCGGCGGTTACGCGCCAGGAACTTGATCCAGGCCTTGTGGGTCACGACGCCGCCGGTCGCGGCCGAATCGAGCGAGTTGGTGGTCACGGCCGACACGGCACCGCTGTTCTGGTCGGAGTCGCCCAGGAACAGGTTGCTCAGGTAGGTGTTGACGCGCGCATTGTGCTCGATGTCGATGTAGCGCTTCATCGTCAGGCCGAACAGGTCGAGCGTGGTGCCCTTCATCGCCTCCTGGCTCATCTCGATGCCGATACCGTAGGCCGGGATGTTGAAGGCGCGCTCGGACGTGGTGATCGTCAGCATGTTCGGCAGCTCGCCCAGCTGGGTCACGCGGGCGGCCTTGGCGGCATCGGTGCCCTTGTTGGCGCCGCCGGCCTTCTGGTACGACAGCACCGGCTGGCGGTAGTAGTCGTCGGCCACCGGCACGGTGGTCTTGACCAGGTCGCGGAAGCGCACGTCCTCGTCGCTACGGCTGTCGTAGTACAGGTCCTCGACCATCTCGATGACGACCGACGGGAACAGGATGCGCGACTGGTTGCCCAGCGGGTCGCCGCGCTCGCGGCTGTTGCTGGCCGAGCCGGCCTGGAAGCCGGCATTGCCTTCGAGGATGTCGTGGATCGACGCGGAGCGCAGGCCGAACGGGTTCTTGCCGACCAGCGCCAGGCCTTCCGAGGCGGCGATCTGCTGGAACGCGGTACCCTTCTTCGGATCGACGTCGGTGAACTTCGAGTTGATCAGATGCGCCACGCGCATGTTCTTGTCGATCGCTTCCTTGTACAGGGTGTCTTCCAGCTTGACCTGCTGGACATTCCCCTCTGCATTGATGTAAAAGCCCATATTCTTCTCCTGTTGAGGGGATTACTTGACGCGTTCCATGACGCCCGAGGTGCCCACCGCGCCGGTGCCGGCCACGCCCAGCGACATCACGCGCCAGGCGAACGGGGCGGCCTTGGCGGCGGCCTGGTCGGTGGCCTTGCACACCTTCGGGTAGCTGGCCAGCTGGGTGCCCTTGGGGGTGATGGTGCCGGCCACGACGTAGTCGCCGACCGCGATCGCGCCAGTGCCCGGGGTCCCCTGCAGGCCGTCGAACACGACGAACAGCGCGCGGTCCTGCACGCGGCCGCCGACCGTGTAGCCGCCCGACGTGGCGGTCTCGACGCCGTAGATCCAGCCTTCGATGGTGTCGCCAGCAGCGCACAGGTCGTAGCGCGACTCGCCGGCCAGCTTGATCAGCTTGCCTTCGTCCTTGACGGACAGGTTGTTGGCGGCGCCGGTGCCCGCGCCGAGGCGGACCGGCACGACGATCGGGGTTTCCCCGGTCGGCATGAAGTAATGCAGTTTGGACATGCTGGCTCCTTAATTAACGGTTGGCGGACGGCGCGTTCTTGAGGGCGTATTCGAAGCCCGGCGGCAGCGTAGCCTTGGTGGCCTTGTTGCCGTCGTCGTCGTCGTTCGGCGCCGACTGGCGGCCGGCCGGGAACTTGGCCAGGAACTCGGGCTTGACGCGGGCGTGCTCGGCGACGACGCCAGCGGCGTCCATCGCGTCGACGGCCGCCTTGGTGCCGCCCATCGGGATCAGCATGTTGGCGGTGGCTTCCTTGGCGATCGCCAGCAGGCCTTCGTGGTGCTGGGCGACCTTCTGCAGGTCGGCCACCTTGACGTTGGCGGCGGCGACGTCGGCGCGGGCGGCGGTCAGCGCGGTGTTGGCGCTGGCCAGCTCGCCCTGGACGGTGGTCAGCTGACCCTTGACGGTCGCCAGCTCGGCCTTGAGGGTGGACAGCTCGGCGGCGGCAGCGGTGTCGGCCGTGGCTTGGTCGCGCGCGGCGATCTCCTCGGCGGTCATCGGGGTGCCGTCCTCGTGCAGGCCGATCTCGGCCATCGATTTGCCGGCGCGCAGCGCGGTCAGTTGGTCTTGGGTCAGAGTAATTGCCATAGCCTTACCTTTCGAATTGGAAGGAGTATTGCTGGAGTGTTTCTGCTTGTCAAGCAATTTTAGTGCCAGGTCGAAACTTTGCACCTTGTCAACCAAGCCGGCCTTCACCGCCGCCTGGCCAAGGAAGGTCTGGCCCTTGGTCACCTCGGCCAGCTGGTCGGCCGCCAGGTTCGGGCGCCCGGCCGCGACCTGCTTGCGGAACAGCTTGTGGACCTCGGCCAGCTGCTCCTGGGCACGCGCCTTGGCGCCCTCGGTCAGCGGCTCGATGCTGTTCAGCTCAGCCTTGTATTCGCCGGAGCGCAGCACGGTGGCCTTGATGCCCTGCTCTTCCAGGCGCTTGCTGGTCTCGGTGTGCACGCGCAGCACGCCGATCGAGCCGACCACGGCGGTCGGGCCGGCGGAAATCGCGCCGCGGATGGCGCTGGCCATCCAGTAGCCGGCCGAGGCCATCAGCTCGGTGGTGTGCACCGCCGACGGCTTCAGGCTCGAGAGCTGGCCCAGCAGCGCGCTCATGTCGACGATGCCGGCGACGTCGCCGCCCGGCGTGTTGATGTGGTACAGCATGCCCTTGGTGTCGGGGTGGGTCGCGGCGGCGACCGCGGCCTGGCCGATGTCGTCGTAGCCGAGCACGCCGAACAGGCGCATGAAGCCGGCGCTGCCGTTGACGACCGGGCCGTTGACCTCGACCACCGCGGTCGAGCCCTCGTGACGCCACAGCGGCGGCAGCTTGGCCAAGGCGTCCTCCAGCCAGCCGGCGGTCATGCCGGGCTTGGCCAGCAGGTCGTCGACCTTGGCCTGGGCCTTGACGACCAGCTCGTACGATTCGTCCGAGCCGGCCCAGAACAGTGGTACGCTCATTTTTTCGCGGGTCCTTTCGGTTGCTGCGGCGTCTTCTTCAGCGCCGAGGTCGGCGACGCCGGGTTGCCGGGGTTGTTCGGGTCCTGGGTGGCCGGTGGCGCCGGGGTCTTGAACATCGTGCCGGCCAGTGGCGTGTAGCTCGCCGGCGGCAGCTGGTAGGTCAGGCGCAGGCAGGCTTCCTCGTCGCTCATCATGCCGATCGACAACAGGTTGGTGATGCGCTCGTACTTCATCGCCCGGTAAGCCTCGAGCTCGCCAGCGGGCTTCAGTTCGATGTCGTCGAATTCGAACTCGACCGTCACGTCCATGCCCATCAGGCGCACCGCCAGGGTCAAGGCCTTGCTGTACAGTTCCTGCAGCTTCAGCCGGATCATGCCGTCGGCGTTCTTCAGAAACATCAGGGTCTCGGTGGACGCCACGGTCTGGGTCTTGGCGCCCATGCCCAGCACCGACGGCGGGGTCTTGGTGGCGGTGGCGATCTTGCCGTCGTAGATGTCCTTGACGGTCTCGAAAGTGGCCGGGGTGTCGCCGGTGTCGCCCTCGACGTACTTCAGGTGGAAGAAGTCGAAGTGCACCAGCGCCTCGTCGACGCCGAGGTTGGAAATCGTGTCGTTGATCTGGGTCACCAGCCCGTTCAGGTAGGCGGCGGTCTTTTCCTCGTCGCCGTTGTACTCGGCCGGGATCCGCTTGAGCAGCTTCTCCTCGTCGATCTCGACGTCGTAGCGCTTGTAGACGTGGCGCTCGCACAGGCGGCGCAGGGTCGACAGGAAGTTGGTCGAGGCCAGCACCGGCTGGATCGCCGCCTCCATCGGGCTTTGCGGGTAGATGTCGTACAGCGACGGATCGAGCGCGACCCAGAAGAAGGTCGCGATGTCCAGGTCGATCTCGTCGCCGCCGACCTTCTGCACCGGCTTGACGCCCTTGCCGTCCTGGTAAAAGATGATCGGGCCGGTCGGCACCGGCACCCACTGCAGCGGCAGGCGCTGCTTGTCGAGCACCAGCTCCAGCGCGGCCGCGCCCTGCTGCTGGATCTCCTTGGCCAAGGCTTCCGAGGTCGAGCGCAGGCTGCCGACCTGCGAGAAGCCGTTGATGTAATCCGGCATCGTGTTCATCGTGCGCAGCAGCTGCAGCGCCAGGCGGGTGGCGTCGACGTTGAAGTTGCCGTCGGGGTCGCGCGCGATCGCGATGTACTTTTCCGGAATGCCGACCCGGTTGTTGGCGGCCACCGAGCCGGCCAGCTCGGGCGAGACGCGCGACAGGTTGCGCACCAGGGTCGGGGTGTCGGCCGCGGTGCGGTAGGTCGCGGTCAGGTCGACGTTGGCGACGTCGAAGGCCGGCTTCTGGATCTTGGCGGTCGAGGCGACCGTGCTGGTGCGAAAGCCCGGGAACGTCGCGCCGCCCGGCTTCGGGGGCTTGGGCGGCGGCTGGCTCGGCAGCGCGGTGGCCGCGCTCATGCGCGAGGCGTCCGCGTTCACCGGGCTGTCGGCCTCGGTGAAGTGCATCCGGCGTGCGAAGGGGTTGGGCAATTTCCACATGCCGGGAATTTTGGCACGGAAATTGCTTGGCGGCTAGTAATTTGTTGGGCAAAAGAAAAAGGCCCGCGGGTAGCGGGCCATCGACCGGGAAACTCCCTGTCCGCGCCTGGCAGCCTGTTCCTGTCCGGCAGGCTCGACTATACCACAGCGGCCGGCAAAGAAAAGGCCCGCGCAGGGCGGGCCAAAGATCCAAACCAGATCGGAGACGCCCTTACTGTAGCGCAAGTTCGGGCGTTGTTCAATATCTATTTCCAGTGGCGCAGGTGCTCGAGTTCCGGCGGCAGCTCGACGCGCACGGTGCCGCGCAGGATTTCGGTCTGCCATTCCTGGCCGTTATGTACCGGCTTGCCGTCCGGCCCCGTCTTGTAGCAGCACAGCTCGCCGGCCTCCTCGTCGGCCCAGACGCACAGCATGATCTTCTGGCCGTCCAGGTAGACCATGGCGTGGGCCGCGGCCGGGTGTTTGTCTGCTTCGATGTGCATAGTTATTCCTTGGGTGGGTTAAGAGGGGCGTGCTTGTCGAGGTATTCGAGCAGGGCGTAGCGCGCCAAGGTGCCCAGCTTGCGGTCGGTGGCCTGGCCCAGCGCCACCAGGCGCGCGTAGACGTCGGCCGGCAGGCGCATCGTCACGGTTTCGAGCATGGTCTCGCTCATGACAGCACGCGGCCGACCCGCTGGCCGAGGTTGTTTTTCAGCGCCTGCAGCGGGTCGACCTTGTCGGTGACCTTCATCGACAGCGCGATCGGGAAGTGGCCGAAGCTCATGTTCTGCGACGCCGCCGGGGACAGCTCGCAGGCCACGCGCAGGTAGCCCAGTGTGTGCATGTAGTGGTCCTGGCCCTGCACCGACTTGTTCCATTTCCACACCAGCTCGTGGTGCTGGTCCATCTCCTGCTTGCGCTTCATGTCCAGGCAGTGGTCGACCAGCAGGTCGTCCTCGGCGTCGTTCGAGGCCTGCCACAGGATCTGGCGGGCCTTGAACATCTGCATCACCTCGTCGAAGTTGATGTTGCGGTGGATCTTGGCCTGGTTGATCGGCAGCTTGCCCTTCTCCGGCACCTTCTCGACCATGACCAGCTCGTAGGTGGCCAGCTTCTTGTTCTCGTGGTAGACGGCTCCGTAGCAGTTCTTGTCCTCCTTCTGCATCTGCTGCACCAGGTAGGTCTCGGGCTGGCTGTCGATCACCGTCATCAGGACGCGGAACTCCTTCTTCAGCTCGCGCTTGCGCTCGCGCAGCCTGCCCAGCAGCACGCGCTCCTTGTGCACCACCAAGAGCCGCCCAAGCTCGTCCTTGCGGCCCACCAGCAGCGTGCACAGCTGGCCGACGTCGATGCCCATGTGGTGCAGGCTGTTGCTGCGCAGATCGGCGCCGACGTACTTGCAGTTGAGGATATCGCTGCGGGTCAACTGGCTCTCGCTCTCGTTGGCGGTCTCGCCCAGCGCCTGGTTGACGAACTCGGCCCAGGTCTTGTACTTGGTGATCTCCTGCACCAGCGACGGGATCGACACGACGTTGGGCACGTCGAACGGCGTCACGTAGTAGCCGACCGCCTCGTAGTTGTCATTCGGGTTCTCGCAGATCCAGCGGCGGTGCTCGACCTGCAGGCTCGGTTCGCCGTCGCAGCCCGGGCAGTGCAGGCGCGCCTCGCGCCAGTGCAGCGTGTGCAGGTTGTACTTGGTGATGTCCTGGAAGCGCCCACTGTAGCCGGGAATCTTGACGTCGGTGTGGAAGTTCGGCACGAAGGTGTGGCCGCACAGGTGGCAGGTGCAGGCGCGGCGGTAGCGCTGGGCGGTCTTCATGTCGAGCGCGATGCCGGTGTCGTCGAGGGTCGGCGTGCCGAACTTGCGGGTCAGCTTGTACTTGCTGTGCTTGATGCGCGACTGGTACTGGCCCAAGGCGTCCGGATCGGAGCGGTCGACCTCGTCGTGGATCAGCATGTCGGCCGGCACCGAGATCGCGGAAGTCGTGCCCGAGCAGCCGCGGGTGTAGAGCAGGCCGGTGCCGATGCCCTTGATCTCGGTGTTGTCGAGGTCGCGATCGACCGCTTCGCGCAAGTCCGGCGACTCGTCGATGATCGGGCTTAATCGGGTCTTCGAGAAGTTGGCCGAGTCGTTCGAGAACGGCATCGTCAGGATCACGCTGAAGTACGGCATGATCCGCGTGATGGCCAAGGCGTAGCGCGCCATCGCCTCGGACATGCCGATCTGCGCGCACTTTTGCACGTACACCACCTTGCTGGTGTCGGACAGGATGTCCTGCTGGAACTCGTGGTCCTTGAAGCTGAAGCGGTCGCCCTTCAGGAAGGTCTTCTCCTCGAGGTAGCGCACGACGTCGCCCAGGTCGTAGCTGTTGAACAGCGCCGTCTCGAGGCGTTGGAGGTGGGCGCGGATTTCCGGATCGTCGACGAGGTTCATTTGAGCAGCAGCAGGGCGAGCGGCGCACCGCCGAAGGTCAGCGCCAGGAAGGCCAGCATAAGGGCCACGGCAAGACGTCGTGCGGTCATTGCGGGGTTCCTTCACGCAGCGGAATGAACGCGCCCAGGCCGGCGTTGCGGCGCAGGCAGTCGACGTTCTGCCGCCCGTAGGCGATCAGCACCGACGGTGCGCCACTGTTGGCGGCGGCGCGGGTGCCGTCGACGTGGTGGAAGTGCAGGCGCCCGCGCAAGAACAGCAGCGCGTCGGCCTTGCCCCAGACGTGGTCGAAGAACATCTTGGTTTCGGTGCGCGCGAAGATCAGCGCCATGCCGTTGCCATGCGCGGCCAGCTTCTCGAGCCAGGCGGCGGCTTCGGCGCCGTACGGCGGGTTCATCCAGACGCGGCCGGACCAAGTCTGCGCCAGACCATTGTCGTCGACTGTGAAGCGGCGCGGCGCGGTTGCCCACGGCGGGCAAGTTGGGGCGCAGGGGTCCAGGTCGAATGGGCCAAGCTGGACCAGCAGTTCTGGCGGCGTCAGCCATTCGTCCTTGAGCATGCGCGCCGACTGGTGCCCGCCCATGCCGAAGCTTGCAGTGGTCATTTCGGCGTCCCGTCCGGGTTCAGGTAGTCGCTGTAGATGTCGAGGAACTTGCGCTTGGCCTCGACCGGGAAGTCGTCCAGGGTCTTCATGAACGCCGCCTCGTAGCGCTTTAAGCGCTCGGCGTCGAACGCCACCTTCATCTGCTTGAAAATCTTGTCGAGCATGGTGCCGACCGTGTTGAACACCTGCGCGCGCTGGTTGGCCGGCACGTCGCGGTCGGTGTTGACGCTCTCGAGCAAGGCCTTGCCCTGCTTGTACTGGAACGTCAGCTCTTCGGCCATGTTCAGGCTGCGCGGGTCGATGTCGAGCTTCTGGTCGATCGCGTTGCGCAGACGCATCAGGGTGTCGTTGTCCAGGCCTTGGAGCAGCTCGAGCGGGTCGGCGGCCGACTTGGCCTGCTGGTTGGCGACGCTGTAGTCCTTCAGGGTCACAGGCGGCTCCGGTAGCGTTGGATGGTGCGCTCGCTGCAATGGGCCTGGCGGGCGGCCTCGGCGACGGTCAGGCTGCCGTCGAGGGTCTTGCGGGCCAGGTCCGTGCGCAGCGTCTGGCGTTCTCCGAGCAGGGCTTTCTTGCTCTCGCGGCTGGGCTTGGCGTCGCGTACCACGCCCATCTTGCGCAAGGTGCGGCAGACGTGGGTCTCGGACGCGCCCAGGATGGCGGCGACGGCGCGGTTGGTCAGCTCGCGGCGGACGATCTGCGCGACATAGGGCTGGAGGCGGTCTTTAAGTGCTGACATGCAATAAGTATGCCAGTTTTGCGAAAAATTGCCAATTTTCAGAAAATTTTTCGAAAAATTTTGCAAAATCGGGGGATTTGTGCGGTTTTGTTGCTATTTTACAACAAAAAGTTGAAAAATGGGTTCGATATTTTTCGGGCACCTGGTAGGCCAGGCGCCGGCCTCGGGTGCGTGAGACCCTATACGTCAACCGAACCCGCTAGCAAAACCCATGCCAGCGCCGCCAATTGTGTCACAATCTGTTAAATAAACTACTGTACAAACATACAGTAAAACGCCGCCACGCCCCGCACGAGCGCGGTCTGGTATGCCGACACCTGCGCCAGCG